CGCGGAAGCTGCGCCCGCAAACAAGAGGGCACAGAAAGCGAGCCACAATGTCTTCATCGGCAAAATCTTGTTGTTAGAAGCGAAGATCCCTGTAGGGCCCGAGGACCGCCTTCACCGCCATGGGGATGTTGTTGTTATCCGGCACGCGGTTCTCATACCAGTAGGTAGTGAGCAGCTTGATGGCGGTCTTAATCCCTTCCGGAATGTTCATCACGGCCGTCACATCGGTAACGCCCGTAAAAGCGGCTGTGCGCGTGGTCCCGTTGCCGGAGCCATCGACGGCAGCAAGGATGGTGTTCAGCGTGTCCCCATTGGGGCCGGCGCCGGGAATACTAATGGGCTTGCCGACATCGGTCGAAGCAAAGGTGGCCCCTGTGATCGCCGTGGAGTTCGGGTCCATGCTGACCGTCACCGGTCCACCATAGCCGCAGACGAATTCAACCTGTACAGCATTGACGATGACTCGCGCCACAGGCCACATCTGGCCGAAGATCGGCGTCAGCCGAGCAGGCTGCGAAGCAAGATCATGCGTATAGTTGTAGCCGGTAGCCGTCCCACCGCCGCTGATGCTGGTCGTTCCATCTCCTACGGTGCCGTTCAACAGAAATGTGTTGGCGTCGAGCACGGTCACATTCTCGAAGGTCTCCCCATTCAGGAAACTAATCAGCGAGGAATTGCCGGCGAGCGTCACCGCCGATCCCGTTTGCAGGCCATGCGGCGTGCTCGTCACGAGTTGCAGCGGAGCGCCATAGGTGTTCGTGACCGAGGCGATCATGTTGGGCCCTTGGATCATCGAGGTCACTTGGCCATTCGCGTTCTGATAAATGAAACTGGCGATCGACTGAACCGGCGGGAAGGGAAGCACGAGCGCGTAGCGGATACCAACCAGGATGGCGTTCGACCCGCTCACGAATGGCGAGGATACCTTCTGCCCTACCAACTTCATGTCTATGTAACCTGGGAAAAAATCGACCGAAAGCCGCCAGGTCTGCGTGACCCAGCGCCGCTGACAGTAGACTTCCGTCCATTGCCGCGCAGCCACACCGAGGGACCAGATCGTTGCGTCGTTCGAGGTATCGCCGGGATCGATGCGCAGAAACTCTTTGAGCTCTGACAGCGATACCGGTTCTACCGCCGGAGGAACGACTAACTGAAGAGACATGCCGGTGGCCTAAAAAACAGAAACAGCGGTCGCTACCGGAAGCAGAGACCGCTTGCGAGGAAAACTACTTCGTGCTGTTGGAGCGTGGTCCGAGAGCCTTCAACTGCGCTTGCAGTTCGGCGATCTGCCGGGTCAGGTCTTCGGCGTCGTTCTCGACATCCGAGCAGTCACCCTGCTCGACCCAGCAGTCGGCCAGATATTTATCGAGGACCGCAATATCACCGGGCCGGTAAGAAGCTCCGGTAGCGGTTACCTTCGAAACGTTAAAGCGAACTTTCTTCTTCATTGTTTGGGACATCCTTGAGTGGAAATAAAAAAGGCCAGCCTTGTGGACTGGCCTTTACAGTGCTTGTGTGGACACTAGCCTGAGGAGAGACTTTAGCTCATCGTCACGCCGCTATTGCCGATGACATACCAAATGCCGTTGTAGGCCTGGAGCGATACGAAAGAGCCGACCGTGCCGCCGAACGTTGCTAGGTGATGGCTGGGGGCGATCGAGTTCGAGGGAGCGGTTACCGTGTGCGCGTGGCCGGTGGTGTCAACGAAGGTCACGATTTGGCCATCATTGCCAATGGCCGAGGGCAATCCGGCAGTCGGAGCGGCCAGCGTGATCGCTGTCACGCCTGAACCAGTGATCGGTACCAAACCTTGCAGAGGAGCAGCGCCGGCAGCGGCAATGGCGGTCACGGCATAAGCCGCATCAAACGCAGCATACGAGGGGTCGCTGGAGGAATTCGGAATAGTAGATTTCAGAACGTTCATGTGAGAGTAAGGTCCTTTTTGGAAGTCGAAAAATAAAAAGGGCGACCCCGTCTAGGAGTCACCCAAGTAGTGAATAAGTCTCTAAAGTGGCGTGCTTAGTGGACGAACTTAAGAGGCGCTGGCAGCAGCAGCCTGGCGTTCGTTCTGACGTTGCGCACGCTGGTAGGCAGTCATGCCATACCAGGTCTCGTAGTCGTAGCGGCTGCCCTTGCCATAATTGCAGGTTTTGCAGCACGCGACGACGTTTCCGGAGATATACCCGAGGCTATTATCTTTACGGTCTAACTGATATGCAGAGCCATTCCTGCAGGTAGCATAATCGGTGAAAGTCAGGGGTGCCCAGCAATAGTGGCACTTGCCAGTCTTAACTATCTCGACATATTCTTCATACCGGAGATGCCAAGCGCGTCTAGCCTTGACTGCAAAATCTTTACCTCGATTAAAGAGGGCCTCGTACGGTCGGAGACGATGGGCTGGAGAGTTCTTGGCGCAGCCAGAGCATTGAGTGCTTCGGCCATTTCTCAGGTTATTAATCATAACCTCGCCTGTGCGACCACACTCGCAGCGGCAGAGATATGTAACGCGCCTATCGACCCCATTCTTATAGACGTGGGGCTCGACTTCACGCACAATCTCCCAACGACCAAATCTAGTCCCAGCAGGAATCGCAAGCTTCTTATTGCGAGCACAGTTACCACACTTGGTAGAGAAACCATTACGAAGGTTTCCGCCATGAACGGCCTGCTCGACACCGCAGCCACAGCGACATATCCACATCACGGAATGGGAACCATTTACTGTGACCACAGACTCGCCTTTGCGAAGGACTTCCCAGTCGCCAAATCGTTTCCCTTTTAGATCAACAAGAGCACCCATAAAACAAATGCAGACCTCCGACTATTAGGATAGCCGGAAGTCCGCATAACGGATACAGCAAAACAGTACTAACGGTTTAACGCAGATTACGAGGCCGATTGCTGCAACACAGCGACGGGGTGGGTTCCCGCGTCAATTAAGTTCGAATCCAGGCGCTGAAAGGCCGTAAATCCGATTTGAAGGTAGTCGGCGTATCGCTCTGCCAACCTAAGCACGGTTGTTCCGCCGCTTACTTCACGCACCTTGAAGGTGGAGAAGTCGCCGAACAGAATCGAGTACGTGCTCGCAGCCGGAGCGCTCATGTCTGAGTTAACGATGTAGTCGTACCCCAAGATCTTGGGTTTGTTTTCCATCACGCCCGCGCCGTCTTGCAGCGAAGAGGTGAGGGCCGGTTGCCACAGCGGTCTGTTCTGACCGTCGACCAATTTCTTGATCATCTTCAGTTCGGTGTCGCTGAACATGAAGCGGCAGGTTGCGGTGCTTCGGTAGGCCGGATCGACCGTGTGCTCGAGATCGACCAGGTTGTTGTAGCTGATCGTGTTGGTGTTTCCGCTGGAGAGTTGCAGGATGCTGCCGGCGGCGACAGCGGCGGTCACGATGCCGGTGGGCTCGTTGGTGCCGGTGCCGGTCGTGCACTTCCAGTTATAGAGACGGCCGAGACGTGTGCCGAGCAAACGCGCTGTCAGTGCGTTCAGATCGAAGTAGGAGTCTTGCGCGAGAGCCAGCGGGATCAGGACGAGATCGCTCGAACCGATGTAGGCGTTGAACGAAACCTGTCCGAAGGCGAGATCGTTTTGGGATACCTGAACGTTCTGCCCGATGATGCGACCGCGTTGGGCGGTGTCGTTGATCGTCGGCCAGGGGAAAGGATTACCGGTTTCCGTCTGGAACTTGCCAACTACGCCTTCGATTCCGCCGAACCACTTCTTAGCCTCTTCGAGCTGATCGCTGAATCCTTGCGGGATCACGTATCCGCCCTGTGAGCCAGTCGTGGTCGACATGGTGTTGCGCACGCCGGGCATATCGTTCGAGACGAACTGCATGTGCTGCTGTTCGGTCGCATCGAGCGCCTGCAGGCCGTTGCGCAGATACTTGGCGAAGGCCCGATCCTGCGGCGTTACTGCCTTGGTGTTGCCGTTGGCCCGGAACTCATCACGCAGCTGTTCGGTGCTCGCGTTGTTGATGATGTTCGTGATCTGGCCATTCGAGGCATGTACCAACTGAGAGGCGATGGAGTCGCTCTTCTCGGCGATCTTGATGGAATCTTCGAGGTTTGTGAAATCAGACTCTAGATTATGGAACCGCTCGCGCTCTTCTGAAGTCAGACCGCGGTTATTTTCGTTCTTTGCGGCATTGATGATCGCATGCATGTCCGCAGACAGGCGACCCAACTGCTCACGCAGGGCTTTTGCGTAGGCCATACAAATCCTTCTGAAAAATTGGTTTGGTGCGGAGGTAACGCGCCGCTGGCGGCCCTGCTAACGTGTCCCCGGGGACACATCGCCGTGCTTACAACTCTCTGTCGCTGGCAAACAGCGGTTGTGCAGAAAGCTGCTTTTTCAAGTAGCTAAGTGGAGACTCTTTCTCTCGCTCTCTCAAAGTGCCGTTATTTCGGCAGAACTTGTTGTGCAGAGCGTACTACCGTGACCCAGAAGCGCTTGGTGTCTGGACCAAGTGAAGACCAGGGAGCGAACCGGCTAACCTGTGGGAACACCCGCTCGTAGGTTTGCTGAGCGATGGCCAGCCAATAGGCATCCATATATTACTGGTGGATCGGACCGTTCTTCTGCGACTCCAGGGCGTTCTTCAGGTCGAGGATGCGAAGCAGGCCTGCGGCGAGATCCGGATCGTTTGCCAAGTCGGCAGAAGTGGCTCGCCGAAGTTCTTCCCAGGCAGCGCTCGCCATCA